CTGAATTTTTGTTCCTTGGTCTTAAACATGACCCAAACCAAATTAAATCATTGGAAGGTATTGATATTTGTTGGATTGAAGAAGCTCAAAAAATTACATTTGAAAGTTATGAATTGTTAATTCCAACTATAAGAAAAAAGGATAGTGAAATATGGATTTCTTTTAACCCAATATTAGACACAGACCCAACATATCAACAATTTGTGGTGCAAAATAAAAGAAATAATTGTCAATTGGTTAAGGTAAATTATTCGGACAACCCGTATTTTACTGATGAGCTTAGAGATGAGCTTGAATACATGAAAGAAAATGATTATGATGAATATTTGCATGTATGGGAAGGTGGATGTAGAACATCAACTGATGCTCAAATATTTAGACATAAATTTACTGTTATGGATTTTGATGCACCAAGTGAAGCTGTATTTTATTATGGGCTTGATTGGGGGTTTTCGCAAGACCCAACAGTTATATTAAGGTGTTTTATATTTGATAATTGTTTATATATTGATTATGAAGCAGGGGGTAGACAAGTAGAATTGGACAACACACACAAACTAATAGATGTTATTCCCATGGCAAAACAGCATATAATAAGGGCAGATAGTGCTAGACCTGAATCTATAAGCTTTGTTAAAAGGCAAGGTTATAGAATTGAGTCAGTCCATAAATGGGGTGGGAGCATTGAAGATGGTATTGAATTTATAAGAAGTTTCAAACAAGTTTACATACATTCGAGGTGTTTAAATACAGCAGAGGAGTTTGTAAAATACAGTTATAAAGTTGATAGGTTGACAGAAGATATTTTACCGACAATAGTTGATTCAAATAATCATTATATTGATGCTTTAAGATATGCTTTACAACCAATGATAAAAAGAAAAGGACAACCAAAATTGGCTAAAGTTATAGGAGTTTAGAATGGGAATTGAGAGCAAACATCCTTTATATACAGAAACAGAAAATAAATGGACAAGAGTCAGAGATTCTTTTTTAGGTTCAGATAAAATTAAGTCGCAAGGTGAAGTTTATTTACCAAAATTATCAAGTCAAGACAAAGACCAATATACCTCTTATGTAATGAGAGCAATGTATGTCAACGCTATAAAGAACACAGTACAAGGATTAGTTGGTGCTGTTATGCGTATTGACCCAGTTATTAATGCACCCGAAAGGATATTGGAATTATCACAAGACATAACAGGAACAGGGGTAAGTCTTAATGATTTTATTTCTAATATGTTGTCCGAGCAATTGTTAATGGGTAGACAAGGTATTTTAATTGATAGAACGGAAGATAGAGCTTATTTATCAGGCTACACAACAGAACAAATAACAAATTGGATGGATAATGCAATAGTTTTAAAAGAAACTTATGTATCTCATAATATAAATGATGTTTATGACATGACTTATGAAGTTCAGTACAGAGAATTAATGATTGATGAAGATGGAAAGTATTTAGTTAGAATTTGGAGAGAGAATACAGGTTGGAATGTTTGGAATGAAATCTACCCTACTAAAGTTGGACAAGCATTAGATGAAATACCATTTGTAGCATTAAGTGGTAATGAGTTAAACCTTAACCCAACACAACCACCTTTATTGTCATTGGTAGATACTAACCTTTCAATGTATAGAACAAGTGCTGACTTGGAACATGGTAGACATTTCACAGCATTACCAACTCCAGTTGTAACAGGCATAGATGATACAAATGAATTGAAAATTGGTTCAGGCTCAGCTTGGATATTGCCAGATTCTTCTAGTAAATTTGGTTATTTGGAATTTACTGGTCAAGGGTTACAAGCATTAGAAAAAGCTGTTGAAGAAAAGCGTGGCATTATGGCAAGTCTTGGTGCTAGTCTTTTACAAACAGAAAAATCAGGTGTTGAGTCAGCAGAAGCTGTAAGGCTTAGACAAAATTCTGAAACATCTGTATTGGTAGGTGCTGTATTGTCTGTTCAAGAAGGCATTGCAAAAGCATTATCACTTATGGCAGAATGGGAAGGTGTTAGTGGTGATATTGAAGTTGAACTTAATACTGATTTCTCTGATACAAAGATTAGTGCTGAAGATTTAACAGCTTTAATGACAGCTTGGCAATCAGGTGGTATTAGTCATGAAACATTCCTACACAACATGAAAAAAGGAGAAGTAATACCTAATGATGTTTCTGTTGAAGATGAAAAAGGCAGAATTGATTTACAAAATCCTATGAATCTTGATTAGCGTAAGCTGATGAAAGAAAAGAAAGAAGAAAGACATCCACCAATGCCACCAATGAGTCCATTTGGATGAATGTTAACGAAAAAATATTAGATAAGCTGATTGAAGATACTATAGATATTCAAAGGTATGAAGTGACTGTTCAGCGTAAAGTAATAAAACAATTAAAAACATTGGAAAATAAAGTTGTATCTGAATTAAAAGATTCATCTGTAATTGCAACAGTTAACAAACAATCTCAAAACAAAAAATTAAAAGTTTTATTAAAAAAGACTCGAGATACAATAGGGATTGCATACAAAGAAATATCTGCAACACAAATAATTGTATTAAAAGAAGTGGCTCAATTATCTGAATTACAAACAGTTTCAGCATTAAATGGTTCTTTAAAAGTAGATTTGGTTAACGCAAGTTTAAGTCAAACACAATTAAACACGATAGCATCAAATACACTTATTGAAGGTGCGCCAACCAAACAATGGTGGTCAAGAAAAGGCTCACAATTCAGAAGTAAATTTGAAGATACAATTAGAATGGGCATGATTCGTGGTGAAACAACAGATGTTATTGTTAAAGCATTAATAGGTACAAAAGCAAATCAATTTAAAGATGGTGCTTTTATTTCACAAAAACGAGGTGCTGAAGCTGTTGTTAGAAGTTCAATACAAACAGTAGCAAATACTGCTCGATTAGAAACATATCAAAACAATAGAGATATTATTGATGGTATTCAATGGTCATCTACATTTGATAATAGAACATCACCAACATGCCAAGTGTTAGATGGTATGCAATGGGATATGGATGGAAACCCTTTAAAAGGCGGCTATAATGATGGTCGAGGATTCCCTGGTGCTACAGCACATTGGAATTGTAGGAGCAGTCAAATAGCAATCACTAAAAGCTGGGAACAATTAGGTTCAAAGGTAAAAGTTGAAGTGCCAGTTGGTACTCGTGCCAGTATGGATGGTCAGGTAGCAGGTGGACAAACATATGAAAAATGGCTTGGTGGTAAATCAAAAGCATTTCAAAAAGAAGTAATGGGTGTTGAAAAACAAAAACTATGGTCAGAAGGTAAAATAGGATTTACTGATTTAGTGAGTCAACAAGGAAACCCATTGACACTTGCAGAAGTTAAAAGAAAAATTAAATAAAATAAAGCTTGACAACATACGAATATTAGGCGTATAATGTCTACATAAGGTTAATTAATCTTATATAACTAAACTAAATAAGGAAATAAAATGAAAAAAGTAAATATAAAATTAGATGATGCAAGAGATATGGTTTTGAAGCTAAATCTTGACCAAGCAATGAGAATCCAAAAACTGGTAAATGTTCATATAAATAATATGAAAGCAACTATCCAAAAAGATTATCACATTGGTGAAAAAGTTGCTTTAATTGGTAGATTAGATTTACTTGAAAATGGAGTTGGAAACGCAAGACAAGGAATTGTTTGCAATATAGATAATGTTAAATACGGAAAAGTAAAAATATTATCAAAAGGTAAAATGTTAGATATATCGGGTAGTTATTTAATGCAACTTGATAAACCTTTATATTATGGTTCGCCAATTTAATAATAAATGTAAGTAAAATTTTCCCCCTTAATTGGGGGTTTTTTTTGTACGAATTAAAAACCTGTGCTAAAATGCGAGATTGACAGAGTCATTTTTTTTAATATTACGGAGTAATATATGAGCGAAGAAGTAGAAGCAGTAACATATTCAGAAGAAGAATTCACAGGTGTAAAAACAAAATTAGACGAATTTCGCTCTAATAATGTTAAACTAATGAAAGACATGGAGAACCTTACAACTAAGTTTGAGGGTATTGATGTCGATGCTTACAAGGAGATGGTAAGCAAACAAGAACAGTTAAACAATAAGAAACTCATAGATGCAGGTAGGATTGACGAATTACTCGATGAGAAAACCAAGCAGATGAGAGAAGTACACAACAAGGAATTAGAAAAAACCACACAAGTGAATCAATCCCTACAAGACCAATTAGCAACTTTAGTTATAGACAACGCTGTTAGAGATTCAGCTTTAAAAGCTGGTGTTGTTGAAACAGGTATGGAT